GCTTCCGTTTTTCTCCCACCAAACCGGGGGGATTTCGACCAGTGGTGCCGAAAGATTTGCGGTGCGACGTGGAAGATCGGCGGTGTGTGGTGAGCGACCAGGAATCGTTGTTCGGGGCTCCCAAGAAAGAGCGTGGCGGCCCCGTCTACCAAGGCGTCTGCGCGCAGATCCGTGCCCTGACCGCCGGCAACGAGCCGCTCATCGACAAGCAGCTATGGGCGGGCACGATCGCCCAGGCCCGCTCCCTCGCCGCGAGCATCGACCGCGTCGACGGCCGCGACGGTGGGGCCAAGGGGCAGGCCAACGGCGTGCCGCTCGCGCAGATGCACCAGCAGCTGGACGCGCTCATGGCCCGCATGAACCCCGAGGCCACCGACTACGACCCGATGGCCGAAATGGTCCGCCGGTTCGAGGAACAGGAAGCGAGGGAGCGTGAGCGCGCCGCCCAGGCATCACACCCCACGCTCTGACCTGCCGACCCGTGGCGGGCAGGTCGCCATCGTCGCCGAGTCCAAGGGCCGCCCGCTCATGCCCTGGCAGCGTGACGCCGTCGACGTGATGCTCGAGTACGACCCCGCCACCGGGCTCTACCGGTACGGCACCATCATCCTGACCGTGCCCAGGCAGGCCGGCAAGACAACGCTCATCGGCACCCTCGCCGACCACCGGTGCATCAGCCGCCCCAACGCCCGCGCATGGATCACCATGCAGAACGGCAAGACCGCCGACTCCTGGATGCGCAACGAGCACCTGCCGTCGCTGTCCCGGCTCGGTGACCCCGACTCCAAGCGGTCGCCCTACCGGCAGTCGTTGCGGGCCGGGGAGATCGGGCCGATCTGGCGCCGGCTCAACTCGACGTTCTTCACGTTCCCGCCCAAGCGTGACGCCCTGCACTCCAAGCAATCCGACCTGGCCATCATCAGCGAGGCGTGGGCGCACTCCGCTGAGGTCGGCGCGGACATTCGGCAGGCCATCCGGCCGACGATGCTAACCAGGCGCAACGCGCAGCTGGTTGTCGAGTCCACCCTCGGCGACGACTCGAGCGTGTTCCTCGACGGGTACTACGACCTCGGCGTGGAGTCCCTGACCAACCCGGCGACCCGTGTGTGTTTCATCGACTACGGCATCCCCGACGACGCCGACCCCGAGGACCTCGACGTGATCGCCGCGCATCACCCGGCATTCGGTCACACCGTCAACATGCAGGCCCTCGTCGACGCCCGCGAGGACTTCCGCGCCGACCCCGCCCTCGGCGGCGCGTCCGGGTGGGCCCGCGCCTACGGCAACCGGGCCACCCGCTCGAGGGAGACCGCGATCCCCGCGTCCGCCTGGACGACCGCCGCACGGCCCCGGGTCGACGTGCCCGAACGTGCCGGCGTCGGCCTGGACGCCACCCCATCCGGGGCCCGCGTCGCGGTCGGCCTCGGCTGGCGCGACGACGACCAGGCGTTCGGCGAGCTCGCCTACGCCGGCCCCCCGAGCCGCGAGACACCGGCCATGATCGTCGACCTGTGCCGGCGCAACGCCTCCCCGCTCGTCGTCGACCGCGGCGCCCTCGGCGCGCTCGAGCTCGTCGACGCTGTGAGCCGCCAGCGTGGCGCCCCCGAGGTCGTGTTCCTGAACATGGGCGAGTATGCCGCCGCCTGCGGGGTGCTCTACCGCGGTGTGCTCGACGACACCTGGCACCACTTCAACGACCCCGACCTGACCGCCGCCGCCGAGATCGCCACCAAGCGCGACCTGGGAGACGGTGGGTTCGGGTGGGGACGCAAGACCAGCGCCGGCAGTATCGCCGAGCTTGGCGCCGTCACCGTGGCACTCAAGGCCGCCGACCGGCTCCCCGCCCGCCGGCGCGCCGTCACCGTCAGGACCGCCAAGGTCGCCTGATTCGGCGTGTCAACGTTGGGGTATGTCACAAGGTTGTGATTTGCTACGCCTGTGCTGCTACTTGACCGCCTCGCGTGGGCTCGCGACGTGCTCACGTCGGACACCACGGTCACGGTCCCGGCAGTCTCGGGCGACGTTGTCCAGGTCGCGTCGCTGCCGCAGGAAGTAGCGCAGGCATTCGGCATCAACACCGACCTGGACAGCGTCACCCGCAAGCAGGCCATGAGCATCCCCGCCGTCCGTCAGGGCCGCAACGTCATCGCCGGCAAGATCGGCACAGCCCCGCTGCTGTGCACCCGCACCCGCGCCGGCAAGGCCCCCGAGCGTGTGCCGCGCCCATTCTTCGACCAGCCCGACCCCAACACCACCCGGGTCGCAACCCTCACCTGGACCATCGACGACCTGCTGTTCTACGGCGTGTCGTACTGGGTCGTCACCGAGCGTGACGCGCAAAGCTTCCCCGCCCACGCCGTGCGGGTCGACCCGTGGCGGGTTCGCCTGGACTACCGCAACCAGCGCATCTACGTCGACGGGAAGCCGCTCAGCCCGCGTGACGTGATCGGTTTCCAAGGCCCCGACGAAGGTCTGTTGCGTGCCGCATCCCGCACCCTGAAAACCTCCCTGCTGCTCGAGGAAGCCGTACGCCGGTTCGCCGTCATGGAGGTCCCTGTTGGTCTGTTCGAGGACGAAGAGGACAGCATGGAACCCGACGAGATCGACGAGTTCCTGTCGTCGTGGGAGGCGCACCGCAAGGCGCGCACCACCGGCTACGTGCCCAAGGGGCTCAAGTACAGCAACCCCAGCGTCGACGCGCAGAAGATGCAGCTCCAGGAGGCGCGCGCGTTCCAGTCCGCCGAGATCGCCCGCCACATGAACCTGCCGGCATACGCCGTCAACGCGCCCACATCGGACTCACTGACCTACGCCACCACCGAGGGCAACCGGCGCGACCTCGTCGAAATCACCTATGCCTCATATGTCGCCGCGGTCGAGCAGCGGCTCTCGATGGGGGACGTCACCCCGGCCGGGACCGTGGTGCACCTGGACTTCACCGCGTTCATCCGCGGCGACCTCAAAACCGTCATCGAGACCGGCGCGCTCGCCGTCGACAAAAAGATCATGACGGTTGACGAGGTCCGCGTCGACTGGCTCAACCTGCCACCGCTCAACCAGGAGGACACCAATGGCCAGGAGTAAGAGGACCCGCAAGGCCGCCGCCCCGTCCCCGGCCGCTGCGGCCGGGCAGCTGCGCACCGACGCCGGTGGCCGGCCCCAGGTCGACAAGGGCGGCCGCCCCATCGTGGAGGGCTCCAAGTGACCCGCCCACGCACTCGCCCGGACTCGGTCACGTTGCAGCTGGCGGCCACCGCCGAGTCGGCAACCGCCTCCGCCTCGGAGCGGATCATCGAAGGGCTGGCCGTCCCGTATGGCCAGATCGGCCACGCCTCCCTGGGTGACATCACGTTCGCCCAGGGCACGCTCGCCGTGTCCGAGACCGGCCGGGTCAAGCTGCTGTTCCAGCACGACCCCGACGTCGTCCTCGGGTACGCGCTCGAGCTCGACGACCGCCCCGAGGGACTGTGGGGCCGCTTCCAGATCGCCGAGGGAGCCGAGGGTGACCGTGCCCTGACCGAGGCCGCGGACGGCCGCCGCGACGGCCTCAGCGTCGGTGTCCGGCTCGACGACGACGTGCTCGAGCAGATCCTCGAGAAGTGGTGGGAGGGCGACACGTCTCCGACCGCCGCGGCTGGCCAGCTGCTCGAGGTCTCCCAGGTCTCCATCCCCGCATTCGACGACGCCCGCATCCCCGCGTCCGAGGCCGTTGCCAAGGCCGGCGCCCGCCTCGCGGTCGCATCCGGGCACATCACCATGGCGGCCACGTTCGCCACCCCACATACCCCCGCGGCCGCCGCGGGTGCCACCACGAAGGAAGGATCCACCATGACCGAGACCACGGTCACCGCCGCCGCCCCGGCCCAGGCCGAGGCCCCGGCGCAGGAGCCGGCGCCCGCCGCCTCCCCCAACCCCGCGGCCACCCCGACCGGCAACGTCGGCGCCGAGGCCCCCGTCTACACCTTCGACGGGCGCGGCCCGTCGTTCGTGCGCGACGTGTTCCATGCCCGATTCTCCGGCGACATCGAGGCCATGCGCCGTCTCAACCAGTTCAACCAGCGCATCTCCTCCAACGACGCCGCCCAGGTCGGCCTGCTGGTCGCCGCGGTCGAGACCCGCACCACCGCGCCCAACTTCATCCAGGAGGGCTACCGCCCTGACCTGTTGGTGGAGGTCATCGACAAGGGCCGCCCGCTCGTGGCCCGTCTCGGCACGGTCAACCTGACCGACGCCACCCCGTTCCGGCTCCCGGTGGAGGGCGACTTCACCGGCATCGGCGACCACACCGAGGGCCAGGCCCACGCCGCCGAGGGCGACATGACGATGGATGATGTCACGATCACCCCCGGCGCCATCAGCGGCGCGTACCGGCTGAGCCGTGAGCTCATCGACGCATCCAACCCCGCACTGGACCTCATCGCCCTGCGGGCCATGGTGCGCGACTACCGCACCGTGTCCGAGGGCAAGGTCGTCGCCGCGTTCGCAGCCGCGGCCGCTGCCGCCACCGTCAGCGTCAACACGGTGCAGCTGCTCTCCGACCAGCTGAACGCCTACTACGACGCGCTCCAGGACGACGCCTCCGGCATCGCCGCACACTCCGGGTTCTACTCGGCGTTGCGCCAGGACGTCGACACCACCGGCCGGCCGATGCTGGCGACGATCAACCCGAGCAACGCGGTCGGCCAGAACCTGCCTGGCCACACGGGCGCGGTCATCGACGGGGTCGAGCTGTTCAAGGACTACGCCGTGTCCGCGAACGACGCCTACCTCTACCGGGGTGAGGACGTGTTCGTGGGCGAGTCCGCCGTCCAGACGTTCCGGTTCGACGAGGTCGAAGGTCCCGGCGTCGTGAAGCTCGCCCTGTGGGCATACTTCGCCGCCGCCGTCACCCGCGCCGGCTCGGTCGTCAAGCTCACCAGCGCCGCGACCGACTGACCCACGTCCCCCGGGTGGCCTGACCGCAGGCTCAGGCCACCCGGGGAGACCACCACCCCCGAAGGGAGGGAACACCGTGGCACTCGCCGCCTGGGCAGACACCACGCAGGCTCGCGCCCATTGGAAGGACGCGCCCGCAGACGACACGCTGCTCGGCGTCCTCCTGGACGTTGCCAGCGTCGGGTGCCGCGCCTACGCCCCCAGGTTGCGCCGCGTCATCGCTGACGCCGTCACCACCGACGGGTCAACCGTCCTGACCGCTGAGTCAGCCGCCTTCGACGAGGACCTCGACGACGGCGCCCAGGTCACCGCCCCCGGCATCCCAGCGGCCACGACCATGACCGTCGTCGACGCCACCACAGCCACCCTCAGCGCGGCCGCAACCGTCACCGGCACCGCGGTCCCGGTCGTCATCGTCCGCGACCTGCCGTCCTCGTACATGCTCGCCACCATCTACCAGGCGCGGGAGACCTACGACGCCGCGATCCGTGACGGGGACGTCATCGGCGTGGGCGACTACGCCATCCGTGCCCGCCCCCTGACCGGTGCCGTGAAGCAGCTGCTCCGACCCGACCGCCGGCTCAAGGCCACCGGATGACCGCCCGCCAGGCCGTCATCGACGCCCTGACCGCCCAGGTCGGTCCCGGCCTGCCACTCGACGGCGTCCGCGTGATCGGGTACGCCCGCACCATCGACCCACCCACCACCCCGACCGTGCTTGTCCGTGTCGACACAGTCACCCCGGGTGGGCCGCTCCGGCAGGCATGGCGCACCTATGGTTTCGCGCTCGTCCTCATCCCTCCCACCACCGAGGCCGGCACCGCCGATGACGAGCTCGACGCCTTCCTCGAGGACGTGCTCCACGCGGTCGAGCAGGCCCCCGACCTGACCTGGACGCGCGCCCAGCGCGGCACCTACCAGGACACCACCTACCCGGCATACGAGGTCACCCTCGACGTGCCATTCACCAAGGAGACACCGTGAGCCAGATCGCCGTCGCACCGTTCGTCCTCAAGGACATCGACCTGCAGATCGACGTGGACAACTACGAGAAGCACGTCTCCAGCGCGCAGCTCGTGCCGTCCGTGTCCCAGCAGACCCTCACCTGGAAGGGCCTCTCACCGGGCACCGAGTTCACCGACACGTCCACCCCCGACATCACGTGGGCGCTGCAACTCACCTTCGCCCAGGACTGGGACACCCTCAACTCCCTGTCCCAGTACCTGCTCACCAACGCCGGCCAGACCAAGAACATCGTGTTGCAGCCCAAGGCCGGCTCCGGTCAAAAGACGTTCACCGTCGACGCCGTGATCGTCCCCGGCCCGGTCGGTGGCGACATCGACACCTACCAGACCGGTCAGGTGTCACTGCCGGTCATCGGCGCCCCGGCCGTGGGCACGTCCGTCTGAGCATGGCCACCGGGACCGAGTTCGCCGCCGCGTGCAAGGAGGCGGCGCGGAACATGCGCCGTCTCCCCAAGGAGCTCCGTCGCGCCCTGGCGAATGAGGTCCGCGACCAGGTCGCCGAGCCCCTCGCGTCCGACATCAGGGCCGCATGGTCCGGCCCGTATGCCGCGCAGCTGTCCGCGGCCACCAAGGCCCGGGTGCAAACCGACCCGCAAATCGTGATCGGTGGCGCCCGCCCGCGCCTGTCCGGTGGCGCTACCCCGCGTGACACCGTGTTCGGCGCCGAGTGGGGTGGCGGCAAGCGGGTCAAGGCCATCCCCGCCAGGAACGGCCGGCGCGGGCACCGCCGGCACACCACCAGGCAGTTCCCCGCGCAAGGGCAGCACGCCGTGTACGGGACGATCCACGACACCCTGGACCGCACCTTCGACCGGTGGGTCGACGTGGTCGACAAGCTCGTCGAGAAGGTGATGGGCGATGGCTGACCGGGGCCGTGACCTCAAGTTCTCGATCCTGTCCGACCTCGACCAGTTCGACACCGACAAGCCAGCCAAGGGGCTCGAGGACCTCGCCGACTCCGCCCAGGACGCCGGGAAGCGGCTCGACGAGCTCGACGACAAGGCCCGCGACACCCGCCTCGACCGGCTCGGCGACGACGCCCACGACGCCAAACGCGACCTCGACAACCTCGGCGACCAGGCCAAGACGACCGCCCGGCGCATGGACGACGCGTTCGACAAGATCGCCGACTCGTCCCGGGCATCGTTGCGGCGCAAGGTCGGCGAGGACGTCGACCACGCCAAGGGCAAACTCAAGGAGGCCGGGCAGGAAGGGCAGGACACCGCCCGCGAAATGTTCGCCTCCTTCACCGATGTGTCCAGTGTCGGGGACGCCGCGCAGGAGATATCCGCAAACGTCGGCGGGCTGTTCGGCCCGATCGGCCTGGCCATCGGTGGCGCCCTGTCGGCCGGGTTCGCGATCTTCAACCGCAACGCCGACAAGATCAAGCAGACCGGCAAGGACATCGCGGACGCCCTCATCGAGTCCAAGGGCCGCCTGGACGAAGCGTTCATCCAGGACAAGATCAAGGGCTTTGTCGAGGACGGGTCGATCCAGAAGCTCGCCCAGCAGGCTGAGGACGCCCAGGTGCCGGTGCGTGACTTCCTGCGGGCCGTGGCGGGCGACCCGGACGCCATCGGGCGGGTGAACACGGCTCTGGACGTGAACCGTTCCAAGCTCGGCGAGCAGGTCGCCGGCAACATCAACGCCGCTGACGCCATCGACACGTTCAACCGCCGCCAGGACGCCGTGCGCGGCGCCCTCGGCGAGACCAGCTCGGCGCTGGCGTCCGGCCGCTCCGACTACGACCTGTACAAGGCCGCGGTCGAGCAGCCCGTTAACCCGCGGATCCAGACCTCCAAGATGCTCGCCGACGCCAACCGTGCCTACGCGCAAGCGCACGCCGCCCTGTCCAAGGACATCGTGATCCCCACCCGGCTCGAGGACCTCACCTACGACATGCGGCTGCGGATCGCCAAGGCGCAGGCCTACGCCGACCGGCACCCCGTCACCATCCGAACCAACACCGGCGCCGGTGGGCGCCCGATAAGGGACGTGCCCTGATGGCCGCAGTGTTCACCATCAGCCGGGTCAAGAACACCGACCCCAAGGTCGCCCCGTTCTTCGACGTCGGTGTGGGTGGCCTGCCCGTGCCACCCACCCCCGTGTACGCGTCCAACTTCGCCGCCGGCGTGGACCAGTGGGGCATCACCGGTGCCGGCGCCTCCCGCGCCAACGACACGACCAGGGCACCGGCCGCGCTCGCGATCACCGGCCCGGCATACCCGACCTACCCGGCCGGGGCCGTGGCCACCGCCACCAAGCTCGTCGCCGGCCTCACCGTGGGCGCCCAGTACCGGCTGCGCCTGTTCCTGCAAACCAACAAGGGGCTGGCGCGGATCGGGGTGCAGGGCATCGGCTCGACCGCCTACGTGTCCTCCATCCTGGCCCGCTCCCGCGTCGACTACCTGTTCACCGCCACCGCCACCCAGCACACCCTGACCGTGGACGTGCAGCTGCCCAACCCCTACGCCACCACCACCCAGGCCAAGGCGTGGATCGACACGATCACCGTCACCCCATCCGGCACCTGGCAGGGCACCCGCCTGTACCGGACCGACATCAACGGTGTCGACGTGCCCGTGCGGACCTCACCCGGCACCAGCTTCGACGAGGCGGTCCTGGCCACCGGTGGTGGTCTGCGGATCGGCGACTGGGAAGCCGCCAGGATCGGCCCGGTCACGTACAAGGTCATCGACGGCAACGGCGTGACCACCGTCTCCGCGGCCGTGAGCCACGCCGAGGCCCGCCGCAACCTCGAACCGGCACCGATCCACGACGCCGTGGCGGGCCCGGACACCTGGACACCATCGCGGGGCACCCTGGCCGTCGGCGCAGGGTACCTGCGACTGACCATCACCGACGCCCAGGCCGGTGCGTTCGCCCAGCGCATCAACCACCTCGCCGCCAACTACATCCCGGTCGCCCCTGGCGATGTTCTGACGGTCTCCTACGACGGCCGCTCCAACACCGGCTCCCGCATGGGCATGCTCTACCTGTTCGCGAAGGCCGACAAGATCACCTTGTTGGGCGGCAACCAGGCGGGCGGCTACGTGACCGTCAACGACACGACCTGGACTCGATCCTCGCTCACACTGCCGGCAGCCCCACCCGAAGCGGCATACGTCATCGTCTACCTCGGCACGGAGAACCTCGGCGCAGTCAACGCGGTCGGCGAGTGGATGGACTTCCGGCATGTCCTCGTCGAGAAGGCCGCCGCCGGCGACTACTTCGACGGGGACACCGCCGACGAGCCGCCGGTCTACCGGTTCTGGGCTGGAGCCGTGGGCGCCTCGCAGTCGGTGGAAACCTCACCGGCCGGGTTGCGGCCGTACCTGACGATCCCCACCACCGGGCAACCATTCCAGCTCGGCCTGTTCCCGCCCACCACCGTCGCCCCCGAGCTCGTCCTGGACTACGAGGAGGCGCGCGAGTTCAACGGGTCCCTGCACAC